TGGGTGCAGGCATGGGTAAAGGACCCGCATTGGCCTTGCTCTTAGCAGGCCCAGCACTGTCTTTACCCAATATGCTAGTGATTCGCACCATACTGGGCACGCAAAAAACGCTGGTGTATTGCTCATTAGTGGTGCTGATGTCGACTGTCACTGGATTTATTTATGGTAACTGGTGGTCATAACATCAGTTAAATCTGTAACAAAAAGAGGATAGACAATGAAATTTACTATTTATGGCAGCGGCTGCGCAAAGTGCACGCAACTCACAGCTAACGCGGAAGAGGCGGCCAAGGCCAAAGGGCTTGAATATGAAATAGAGAAAATCACCGACGCCAATGCCATCATTGATGCGGGCATTATGCGCACGCCAGCACTGGCGATTGATGATGAAATCGTTATTGAAGGCAAGGTTGCTAAGCCGGAAGAGATTGCACAGCTGCTGGCCTAAATCAAGACAGCATTAACTGCAGGGCGGATCAACTCAAACAGCTCAACTTTAAGCACTACGCAACAAGCTGCTTAAACCCGCCTTGCCGCTTAAAGGCTTCAAACTATTGTCACTGCTGCAATTGCTGGTAAGCATGATCGACTGACTGGCACAGCCAGCATCTTTAGACACGACAGAAAACTCACACGAAACGTGCCAGCTATTGATCCGTAGCTTGGCCTGCACTGCGCACTGACGCATCGCGCATGGCCTGCATTTCCTCTTCAGTCTTCAGTCGGCACACAGCCAGCTGCTCTAGGCGCATATTTTTAATCGCGGCCAGCGGATCATCAGTCTGCACACCCGCTTGCGCTTTGTCATAGGCAAGACTGTCATCGGTGAATTCATCAATCTGACAATGCTCAACCTTATCACTCATTTTAAATACCTCTGCTTAACAGCACAATACGTCTGCGAACCTTACTCAGCACTAACTTAGCATGCCTAACCAAGACTTTTGTTACGACTCAACGCGGTACTGCATAATTTTTTTGCTCAATCCGCTAGACTAGCGCTTTTGCAACGCTATTGAGTCAGTTCACTATGAGTGCTAAAGATCTAAGTAAACACACGCCGATGATGCAGCAGTATTGTTTGAAACACTGAAAATCCTTTTACTTTCAATCACATAAAAATAAATTGTCTAATACTCTAGCGCCGGATAAGCGCCAGCAAGGCCGCGAAACATGCGGAAGACAAGCAGAGTATTAGACAGGTTTTTGCTGATATTTTTAACATTACAGAATAAACAAAAGCCCCTGAAGCGGGATTGCTCAGGGGCTTTTTTGTTTCTGCAATTCAATGCAGTCCTGCACTTGCACCGCGCAAATCAGCAGATCATCTTCTAGCTGATCCACTGCCCTGCGCCAATCATCGTTATTTACCAGCGCTGGCCTTACCGGTAGATGGCACGGGATCAGCGAGCACCTCGGGCGGCTGTCGATATGCACTGGGGTCGGCGGTGGCGGTACGCTGGTACAAGCGGCCAAGCTCGACAGGCACAGGAGCGCGCAAATACTCAGCAATAGTTTCATCATTTCGTTTTAGCTCCTCAAGTGCGCGTGATTGCGCTCTGCCCTGCCCCGCGATTGTTTGCAGCAGTTCGCGGTTGCGGCGTTCTTTTTCTGTGATATCGAGGATCTGTAGCTGCTGATACTGGATAAGCTCAACGCGTTCAATGTCGAGCCGCTGCAGCTCTGCAACTTTTTCAGCCGCTGCGGCGTGGTTTAACTTGGCAAGCTCAATGCGCGGCAGCGCCACCAGCCACCATGTGAGCGCAGCAGCAGCAAGCGCCGTGGCGAGGTATACAGTTAAGCGCTGCATTTGCTGATCTCCTGCATTGCCTGCGCATAGCTCTGCCCCCACTTCTTGCGCAGCTCTGCTTTTTGCTCGCCTGCCCCGCGCGTATATGCTCCCGGTCTCCATGTGCGCAGATACAGCTGCCAAGCGTTGTCAATATCATTCAGTGCCGGCAGAGGCTTTGGATCAGTCCATAGCAACAGGCGCGCAAAAGCAGCAGCCAATACATCATCAGATTCAAGCTTCTGATAGACGGTATTAATAAAAACCTCGGATCGCAATCTTGCAACACCGCGCGCAACACAAATATCCTGAGCGAGGTCGCGGCTTGATCGATGCTGCATTACGCCCGCTACGCCGCCCATTTTCTCAAACTGCCACCATCCACGTGCAGGTCCATTGCCCATCTGTCGCCGATACATAAACAGCGACTCCTGTAGACCAATCGCAAGCAGCATCACCACAGACTCGCGACTACGCATACGTGCAGGCAGCATAGCCAGCGCAGGCTTGATTGCTTTTTCAACTACGTCATTTAGCTTCTCTGGCATACGCCACCTATTTTAAAGCAATAAAAAACCCGCTAACTGCGGGCTGCTGCACCTCTAAAGAATCTTGCTTCCGAACCTGCAGTGCTCAGGTCGGTCCGGATGCCAATCTCTGTGCGTTGTATGCCCAAGCTCATGCATGCCGCACTCTGCGTAGTGGGATTTTAATATTCGGATCGTGCATGATGATAGGTAGCAGTTTGTAACTCCTACAGCATTCGGCGGCTGGTCAGGCAGCTCATCAACAAGCATTAGATGTATGTTTACGTCGTTATATAGCGCTGGACCCTCAAGGGGGTGCTTATTATCGCACCCCGCCAGAGTGAGCATCATCAACGCAATCACAATAAAGATTTTCATAGGCCAAGCTCTGCTTTTCTGTCGCGGCCCCACTGCCGGCATAGCTCTGTATGCTCGTTGTACGCATCAAACTCAGCGCTTGGTGCAGTGCGCAGCAATTTGATCTCATCGTAAACAGAGTACAGCTCTGATATTTTCTCGCGGACGCGCTTCTGGATCAGCGCTACGTGCGGTGACGCGGCCTTAATCTGCTCGCGCAGCTCTAAATCAGGATCGACAACGCTCATCGTGCCGACGACCTCTTCGTGCTGGCCCTCGTCAATAGCTGCGCCATCTGGAATGCATACGTATGTCACGCCGTCGATAGTGCACAGCTCTGTAGATCCATCAGGCGCATTGAGCATTTTTGTAGTGTCCCGCGTGATACTTTTCCGGTAGCTGAGAATATAGGTCATGGTTATGCTCCTGAGCATAGTTAAGTAGGTGTTGCATTGAGTGGGTTTTGCTGGCGTGAGCCAGGTGCGAAATAAAAGAATCAAGTCGATTCTCTCGCACCGATTTTTTAGCCTTGTACATGCTGTGCTTGCGAATAAATCTTTTACTGCGCCACGTCCTGTAGCCTACAAAGTTTGTGCCGCGCCTCGTATGCGCAATCGTTGACCTTGAAAGCCTGAGCCGCAGTTTTTCGTGCAGATACATCTCTATAATTGATCGGTATTCCAGCGCCTCATCACGTGTTAACCCGAACAAAATAAAATCGTCAACGTACCGCACATATCCAGACCGAGGCTTTAACTGTCTTACGACAAAATGATCGACCTGATTCATGTAAATCAGCGCGTATATCTGTGATAGTAGATTTCCGATCGGGATTCCGAGTGGGTTTTCATACACAGTGAAGAGCATCATCAGCTCAATCATCTGCGGGTCTTTAATTTTTAGCTTGAAAAGCTCGCAGAGAATATCTCTGTGAATACTGTAGAAAAACTTCTGTATATCGAGCTGCAGTATGTAACTGTCATCGGGCGACCTTATCAGTGCCTGCTGCGCATAATCAGCCGCTTTGTGCGTGCCCTTACCTATCCTGCATGCAAACGACGCATCAATAAACGTGCGCTCAAATATGGGCTGGATAACAGTGTAAACGGCGTGTTGCACGACGCAGTCGCGGAATGCTGGTGCATAGATAATCCTTTCTTTCGGCTCGCTCACTTTGAATTTTATGTAAGGCCGAGGCTTATATGCGCCGGTTGAAAGCTCCTTATGTAAAGCGTCTATTTCTGTGCCTATACTGAGCTCAAACTCGAGACACGCATAGTTTTCTAATTTGCTTCTTCTTGCATCGTAGAAACCTTTTCTCAGCGCTTCTTTTGTGATGACCAGGCCGTATAAATTGCCTTTTCTTTTTATGGTGACTCCTTAGAGCCTGCTGCCTGGCGGTCGCTTGCGCTACTAGAAAGACAGCAGTATTCCGATTTCGCTTAAAGCAGGAAAGCGCCTCCCTTGGCACCAGTATCGTTATGTGAGTTTGCACATAGATCGTTTCTGATGGGTGCCGAGTCCGACCGAAAGCCGTAGTTGTTGTTCGAGTTCGCCCGCGAATTGTTGCAGTTACGAGCCCAAACACCGGCGTTCACAGAGTTGTTCCAGTTCCCGCCGGCGGCAATGCACATGTCAAGACGAATCCCTTTGTTGCTCTCTGGTTAATTTTGATTATTTTTTTCTAGATTTTTCTTCTTCGATTATCTTCTCCTTCCAGCCGCCGATCATTTTTCCAAACTCGTCAACGAGAATTGTTAGTGAGTCATAGCGGTCTTTGTTTAATTCTTCTTTTGATTTGCTGCCATCCTTTGATATTGGGTGACCGAAGTAGCATTGCTGACGCGCCATAAACAAATGCATACGCAGCTGCTCATGGGCAATATCAAGGTTATTGATCGGCGTCATCTTGTGGTGGCGCTTCTGCGTTTCAATCATAAAATCGCAAAGCGAGTAAGCTTTCTGCCTAATCACAAGAGCAAGTCCCTTTTGCTCATGCGCAGGAAAATGATTGAGCCGCTTATTTAGAAGCTGTATCAAGCTTAGATATTTGCGCGCCATAATGGTTCTTGATTTATTTGCAGAGCAAGAGCTCACTCGCTATCGCTCCTTCTTACAAGGTACAAGGCCGACCGAAAGCCGTAGTAGTAGCTCGAGTACGCCCGCGAATGGTAGCAGTAACGAGCCCAAACACCGGCGCCCACAGAGTAGTTCCAGTCCCCGCCGGCGGCAAAGCACAGGTGTTCGGGCATGTTGGTGTCATAAAGCCGGTCATTACCGAAAAGATTAGTGCCGCCCATGCCGTCAGCAAGCGGAATACCTGAGCAAGCAGCTTCCCACTCTAAGCCTTCAGTTTCGCTTGAAAATACTTGGCTTGCTGAGCCGATTGCGCGGTCAGATTTTGTGCCAAGCGCTCCAAAAGTTGGCCCGAGCTCAGTGTAGTTTTTAGCTAGACCGACAGCGCCCCATGCGTCTGTATCTAAAGTCACGCCCGCAGTCAGATCTGCCATGCGCGCTTCTTTTTTGAGTATGTAATAACTGCCGTCAAGAATAGTGACGCCTACTAAGATCTCCCACAGAAGACCGTTCAAGTCAGCGATACCGCACGCTTGACCGTTGTGCGTAGTTTTGTTAAATGGCTGCGCAGATCCTGTTAGCCCTGTCTTGTCGTAGGTCGGGTGACCGGTTGACTCATACACAACAGTCGAATCGTTTGTATCGCCCAGCGCGTTGTTGTTGCACCCTTTGGGGAAGTTGCTGACTCCCGTCGAGTTATACCATGCGCATGCTGCTGAGCTCGTTGCTGCCTGTGCGTGTGCGAGTGATAGCTTTGCTAGTGCGTCGAAAATAAACGAAGCGCTCGGGAAGTAATCAGCGCCACGTGTTTTTGCTGCAGAAATTACGCCCGCGAAAGTATTTGACGGCGATCCTGTTAGGCCGCTGAACGGATAGTGTGCTGAAGACGATGTAAGTGCCTTGCCGTTTTTGAGTGACGATGCAATACCACCGTTGTTTGAGCAAAGGTATTTGTCGTGGAAAAAACCTGGTTGCTCTACTCCGTCATCATAGAATGCGCGATGGAATGCATAACCTGCTACCGCTGCAGCTAGCACTGTTGGGTATGCGCTGCGAGGCAATACGTGAATAGAGTTCACGCCGTAGGCTGCATATGTCGGGTTATCTGGATGGGCGTAACGATAGAAGTACGCTGGCACCCACGCCATGACAGAGCCGTCCGTGTACTGATAGTTGCCGTACTCGTCGCCTTTTGTGAATGTTCCTGCAAGTGGTTGCATGCCAGGATAGTCAAGCGGGCAGATACCCACGCCAAAACCAAACGTGCCAGGCACACCGATATTATTGACCTGTGGTGCGGCCATCATGATTCGCGCTGCGATATCTGCGCCTAGCCAATTCAGATTAACAACGCCCTGCTCGTTCGCGCGCGGAATTGCATTAGGTGATGGATCAACCTGACCGGTTGCCGCGATGGGCTGAAAGAATGCGGTGTTTGTCGGTACGTTGCCCTTGCTTGGAGCGGTGCAGACATACGTCGCAGCGCCGTACTGAACAAAATCCAACGCCTGATATTGATAAGCCGCGCTGTATTCGCCGCGATGAATTGGTTTTACACGCCCGAGATTTACAGTTGTCATAAGTATTCCTTAATAAGTTACGACGAGGTCGCCGCCAGCATTTATGGTCATATTTGAAACAGTGGGGCTGTTGTAGCTAACAATAAGATCGCCGTTTTCATCGACCTGCATTGCCCCGACCCCGTTTGCAAGGGCGTTCGCGAGAGCGAGCAGCGCTGTATTTGCTGCCTGAGCGCTCGATGCTGCCGCCGATCGACTAGCCGCCGCGGCCGCAGCAGCGGTACTGGTGTTACTGCGCTCGAGCGCTGCAGTTGCTGCGCTAGCAGCGGCGGCTGTTACTGATACGGATATATCGCCCGCGCTACTGACAGCCATTTCCGCTGCGACTGTTGCGAGCGCCTCTGAATCTGCGGCTGCAAGCTCGGAGCCTGCTGCTGCAGCTGCGGCAGCGGTCGAAGCTGCTGCGGCTTGAACTATCTCGTCAGCTTTAATGCTGGCAGTGTTTGCAGCCTGAGCAGCACCCTGTTCTGCCGTCTCCGCGGCCTCTGCGCTGAGCGCTGCGCGATTAGCCTGATCTACAGCAACAAGCGCATCATTGCTTGCAGTGCCCGCGCTTGCAGCTGCTGATGACGCGCTGTTATCCGCCTGCAAAGTCTTATCTCTGACCTCGGTTAACGAGGTCTGGACCTCTTGTCGAATAACAGTGATTTGACTGAGCTGCTCAACAGCTGAGTCGATTGCTACACCCGAGTGCGATGATTGATATGACATGAGCCACCTCTTAGAATTTTAATCGCGTGATGATTGCGCGGCCGTGCCCGCCCGCTCCGCCAGCGCCGTAATATCCGCCGCCACCGCCGCCACCGGCAGGGACGCCGCCGTCGGCCGCAGCAACACGAAACGCCCTGCTGCCGCGACCACCATTCCCTGCTCGTGCCGACGTTCCGCCAGCATGCTCTTGACTATTTACGTATGCACCGCCACCGCCCGCGCCGCCGTCTTTTGCGTTCCCGCCTGGCACTGAGCCGTAGCTGCCGTACCCCGATGATGCGGAGAAATACATCATCGGGGTGCTTGCTGGTGCGGTAGCAGTCGCCGATCGTGGTGGTGTTGAAAAATACCCGCCGTACGCACCGGCATTACCTCCTAGCGCAACCAAAATATCTCCGAATGATGTCGATCCGCCCGCATACCCGCCACCATCAGACGCTTCCGCGCGGCCTGCCCCGCCCGCGCCAACGGTCACCGCCACACTAGCGGGAACGTCTTCCGCTCTAATCCATAGCGATAAATACTCACCACCACTGCCGCCGCCCGCGCTATTCGAGCGCGCTGAAGCGCCGCCACCGCCGCCGCCCCACAGCTCTACGTGATACATCTGATCGTCAGGGCTTTTTGTAAATGTTCCGCTCACGTCAAACACATCAGCCATTGCGCTGGCAGAGATCCACTCAACCCCATTTCCTGCTGCGTTGACTGATAGGCGCTTGCGCGCATTTCCAGCAATTGCTGGCAGCCCTGCCGACGATCGAGCAGCAGACGCAGCAATCTCGGCTTGCTGTCGTTGTTGAGACGCAGCAGAGGCCGCTGATGCAGACGCTGATGCGCTGCTTGATGCCTGCGTTCGTGCCGTCTCAGCCGCTGTCTTTGCAGTATCAACCTCGCTCGCTCGCTGCTCGGTATAAATACCAAGATCGTTCATTTTTGATCCGAACTCGGGAAGCGCCGCAAGAAACCCGTCTGCGCGCTCCGCGAACTCACCCGCCGCCGTGGTTAGGCTGGGCGGCGTTGGGAGTACTGGTATTCTGGGTGCTGTCATCAGTTAACGCCCTCTACTGTGATGGTTCCGTCTGATATTGACGGTCCAGAAATTGATATATCGAAATCTCGGTAATAGCCGAGAATAATTGTTGATTCGATGCTCTGCTCTCCAATCCAGACCACAGGTCGCGCGCGCCATTTCGCTAAAGCGCGCTGCACGAATCCGACGCGGCTGGTATTTATGCGAATATCAAATTCGGCACGTTTACTGAAATCGCGCTGAACGATAATTGTGTTGCCGAACATGTCGCGGTCTTTTCTAGAGAAATCGACAATGCCGATTTTGGTACCGTAAACAGCGGTGCCTAGATCCGCTACGCGACCGACAATCAACGATCCGATTTTTGCGATACCTGCTGGCTTGCGTAGCGTTATCTCGAGCGCTCCTGAGGGGCTACGAGGGATGTCGAGCATTACGAAATCCTCGCGCGATTCAACCTCGTTGAAAAAATACTCGTACCAGTTGCTGATCCCATCAGTTTTTACCGGAACCTCTGTTTGCTCGAAAACAACGCCGCGGAACGGATCGACTACGCGCACGCTGACCGACGCAGCATCAACACCGAAAAACCCTATCGAGTCGATACCGGTACTGAGCGCGAGACTCATGCTAATAAATTCAGCGTTCGCCGTGAACGTGCCCACCTTTTCATCAAATGCGCGCCACCTATTTGTCAGTCCTAGATCGAGCCACTTTGGCGGCTCTGCATGCACTGCCGCTGGATCTGATCCTGAGTGATCAGCCAGACATTCCCAGCAATGCGAGGCCCGTACGACCCTGTCGCCGATTTCGTATGCCTCGGCAGCGCTCCATTCTGGATAGTCATCCTCGTCCACGTTGGTAGCTACCAAGCTGACCTGAAAGCGCTTTGCCTCTTCTACGAGCAGCTGCTGTGAGTCAGGCTGCAATAAAAAATCCGCATATAGGATGCTGCCCGGCACAACGCTTACGGGCTCGATTATTTTCATGTTGCAGACCTCTCTTTGGGCATGCCGTCGTAATCCCATCGCTCGATAAACTCGACGCGCTTGGCGGTTTGTTGTGTGTGCTTGGCTATCGAGCGCAGCGCATCCGCTTGTGATTCAACCGACTGGCGCAGCTCGTGAACCGCTGCAGCTGTATCGCCACCGCCGCCGAGTAGCGCGGCTGTTTGGCTTGCGCTATGTATGCGAGACGGACCAGTCACTTCCAGCTCTGGGCCATTCTCACCGACAAGTCTTAATCCTCCAGAGTGCGAGCCTCCGGCAGCGAACGCCGGCACTGCCGCGCCCTTTGCGGCGCTCCCGAGTGCGCTGATGAGGTCAGCGTAAGTGCCACCCGACGCTAACTGCTCAGACCAAAACTTAATGCCTTGCGCATCAGCCCCGTAGCCAACAATTGATTTGTATAGCCTGTCGATCGTCGCCGCCGGGCTGCTCGCCTCAGGAGCAGGCTGAGGGGAACCGGTTACGATTGATATTTCACGCTGCTGTGCGTTGATTGCAGCGACGACAGCGGCGCTCATCTGATCAATAGCCATGCCGACAGTTAGGATCGTGTTGTCGATTCCGTTCATCGCATCCATTTGCAGCGCTGCTGCTGCCAGCTCCTCGTCAAGCGCGGCCATGTCTGCGTCGTATTTCGCCTGCAGCTGATAGCTCACGCCGCTGACGCCAGCGGATATTTGTGATGCGGATGATTTTGCAGATTCTGCGCGCAGCTTTAGCTGCTCCAGTAGCTGCTCTTCAATCGTAAGTTGCTTGCCGTTCAGGGTTTGCAGCTCAGAAATCAGGTTTGATGTACGTCCCTGCTCGCGCTTGAAATCCTCCATCGATCTGTATGTGTCGCTATCGAGCATTGACGCCGTATCGAGTGCCGCTTCTATTCCATCAATCGTGCTGAGTGACGCTCCAGCCTGAGCCTGAACAAGCGCCGAGCGCAGCAGATCGACAGACTGATCACGCCTGAACGCAACAACATTGCTCGATGTATCGCGCAGCCGGTCGAGCGCTGACGACATTGCATTGTTTATTCCTGCAAGCGCAGTGACCAGCGCCTGCGATGCGCCCGCCAGACTTTGCAGTTGACTCGCATAAGCCGCCGCGCTTGCCGATTGCTGACTGGCAATTTGACTGGCGCGAGCCTGCTCCTGCTGCGCGCTTTTCTGAAACTCTTGGGTTAGTCTGTTGCGCTCGGCCTGCACTGAACGCTGCAACGTGTTGTACGCTGCGCCCGCCGCCGTCATCGCCGTGGATGTCGCTTGTGCTGCTTGCTGATTCGCGGCCGCGATTGCCTGCGCTGCCTGCTGTTCAACGATTGAGAAATACTGCGACGCTGCTCCCGCGAGCGACATCATCGTCGCAAACATTTTCTGCCCAGCTTCCGTTGTCAGATCGATATCCTCGACCATCGCGCGGTAACTCTCTCTGCTACTGGTCAGCTCGACTCCAGCGTCAGCAAAGGCGCGAGTGACAGCATCAATAACGTCTTCGGCTTTTTCAGTCTCAGTGAAAAACTGGTCGTAGTACGTGGCTGTATTTGCAGCCAGCACATCAAATCCGCCTGCTGCAGCGGTTAAGCTTTCAGCAAGCCGCCCACCTGCAACGCTCGCATCGTAAATATCAACATTCAGATAGCGCAGCACTTCGTTGACGCCGAGCAGGTTGCTGACAAATGCCTCAAGCTCCTCGAAGTTATAATCAAGCCCCGTGCCCAGCAACGTATTCAGCTCGCTACTCATTGCGTCAGCGACTGTGCCGAACCACTCGCCAAATGCGGCGCTAATTTCTTCCGCTGTTTTACCTTGGGTGCTGATTTGATGCTTGGCCAGCTGCAGGCCAGCCAGCGCGCCTTCTTCTACGCCAAACCCTAGCGATTCGAACAGTGATGTTACGCCGCTCTCTGTCATCTCGTACGCATTGCGCAGAGATGCCTCTAATTCTGGATCTAGATCGCTGTAAAGCGTCCTTTTTTTGTTTGAGCGGAACAGCCCACCCTTCTTTTTTTGGTACTCGTATTGCTGGCCAGAGAAGTCGCCATCGCTAACACCTAGGGCGTAGCCGCCGTCTTTTGTTTGCCATTTGCCTCCAAACAGCTTGGAGCCGCCGAGGGCGCCGAGCGCACCGCCAATGATTGCGCCGATAGCTGTACCAGCACCAGGCAAGAAAGAACCAAGTGCCGCGCCAGCTTTAGCGCCAGCGAATCCACCTAGACCACCTGCCGCTGCACCCTTAAGCCCAGAGTTTTGATAACCCATGAACGCACCGCCAAGCCCGCTAAGCCATGGCGCGTAAGCCGCGACTGTTCCGACCATTGAGCCGGCGCCCATCAATCCGCCTGCGCCGGCCGTGGTCGGGCCAGCTAAGCCAGGCGCAAGATAAGCGCCCTGTACGCCAGCCTGAAATCCTCCTAATCCACCAGAAAACATGCCGCCGTAATAGCTACCAATACCATTAAGCGCACCTGAAAAGCCGCCGCCTTGGTACCCGGTATAAGCCGCCTTGCCCCAGCCCGTTAGAGCGCTGTACGCAGAGCTGGCCATATTCGCGATGCCGCCAATCCCGCCACCACCACCCAAAGATGCGGCGACCTGTCCAGCGCCACCACCAATACCTATTGCAGCGCCGATCTGCATGATGATTGGCCGAGTGATAGCCATGTGCGCCAGCTCAGCTAACATCTGCTTAAATGCATTTGTTAAGCCGCTGCGAAACCCGCTAAACCCTTCGCCAATGTTGCGCCACGCATCAGCAAATGCGCCATCCACACGCTCAAGCGCTGAGTCGGTCCATTTCGCCCAGTCTGATGTAGCGCGTGCGTTTTGAGCGTACTCGTGATCAAGCTGAGCGAGTCGAAGCTGGTATTCTTCAAGCGATATATTGTTATCATCAAGAGCGTCCTTGAAAAGCTTTTTTTCTTCCGTCAGCTGGCGAGTTGCTGCGCGCAGCGGATCAAAGCGATCGCGCACAGCATTGAGCTGATCGTCAATCTTTTTGACCGCTTCAGCTGCCTCTTTTGCCGCCTTATTGTGCTTGTCCCACATCGGCTTGTTCAGGTCTTTAAAAAGCCCCTGAACGATATTTTGATACTGCTCTGTGGTTAATTTGTTTTTAAGAAGTGCCGCATCAGCCATCTTGATGGCTTTTTCGTAATCGGCCTGTGCTTTCTGAGCGGGATTGTATTTTGCAATCAGATCGTCCAGCGCCTTGAGCTGGGCATCTATTATCTTTTTTGACGCCGCCGCGGCTGCTTTAGCTGCTTGCTCCTGTTCTTTTGTAAGCTGCTTGACTGCCTCTGAGCGCTCAGTGCTAATCTTTGTGTTGGCGTTATGCTGGGTGCGATACGCATCGCCGGCGGCGCGACCAGTCTCAAGAATCGCATCACGCTCAGCTAAAATAAAATCAATGCTGTCGGCGCGCGCAGCGTCATTTGATGCCATGCTTGCGCGTACTGAGTCATAGGCGTTTGATGCAGCAGCCAGACCACTCGGCAGCGCTCTTAAGTATGCAGCCGCCGCCTCGGCCTTGTTAATAACGCCATCAATAAAGTTTGCAATTTCAACCACCGCGATCTGGATTGATGCGCGCAGGTTAACTGGCATTTCAGCGAATGCGGCGCCCAGTGAAAACGAGTGCCCCGTAACATCGCTAGTAAATATATTAACCTGGTCAGCCAAAGATGAAATCTCTTTGCTGATGTAACTTATGGATGTGGTCCAGTTTGCAAAGCCTTCAATAGCTCCCGCAACAAACTCGCCATCAGATATCTTGTCGCTAAAGCTGTCAATCAAACCAGCTAGTGCTGACGTGGCTCCCTGCGCCTCATTAATCTCACCGACGACTGTTGAAAAATGATTGCCCAGCCTAACTAAGGCATCACCAACAGTTGTAGGCATGTTTTCTGCGAGAAGAGCATTCGCGTCTTTCGCGGCAATGGTTGCATCTACGAAAGTGCTCATTGAAAGCTTTCCGGCCAGCGCCATCTGCTTTACCGCAGTCTCAGTTTGACCAAGATGCTTCGCGATGTCAGATACCGCTGTTGGCGTCACCTCAAGAATAGCGTTCCACTCTTGCCCGCGCAGCGTTCCTGTAACCATTGACTTTGAAAGCGCTGCAATTGCGCGCTCTCCCGACTGGGCGCTTGCCGCGTTAATCGTTAACGAGCTGGACGTACTGTCAATAAAGTCGATTGTGTCAGATAGCGAGTACCCAAGCTCCTTCATTGAGCTGGCCGAGCGAACAAGGAGCTCTTGTTGTTCCTTTAAAGGCTTATACGTCCTATCGCTGATCTCCATTAGTCGGCGCTGGACGGCGTAATACTCATCAGTGTCGGCCGTTACCATCTTGATTCGGCTCGCCATTTCACCATAAGCGTCAGCCTGCTTAATGATCGACCCTAGGGCGCCGGCTCCAGCTGCTATTGCTATAGCTTTTTGCATGATACCCATAGCGGATCGAGCGCTGCTGCCCGCACGATCAAACGCAGAGTCAACGTTTTTTAAATGGGTATCTGCTTTGCGGGAAAACATGCCAACAGACTTTTCTCCATTGTCCAGCTCTCTTCGCAACTGCGCTGTGGTGGCCTCAATACGCACGAGCATACCTGCGACTTCTTGACTCATACTTTTCTCCAGGCATAAAAAAACCCGCAAAAGCGGGCTTGTTATTTTTTAATATCAGTAAATATTGAGATCCTCAGCGCGCCACTTTCCCTCGGTTTTTAGATAAATCATTGTGACAGTGAAATTATTGCGAATCATGACGCCTAATGCGTTTTGTGCTGTGACAGTACCAGCGACTGAGTGCCGGCAGTCACCAAGGTAGCCGTAAGAATCAGGACTGCTAGGAAACTTAGCAGAAGACGGCGACAGCAATTTTCTTTTTACAAAATTACCAGCCATTATCCATGCGTAGCCACGGTCTGAGCACATGGCTTCTGCTTTTTCAATATTTTTTTCTTCAGGGGTCTTAGCTTTATGATCAGTTACTAGCCCTACCCCCGTTTTGTCTGCCGCGCAAAAAGCAATTGCAAAAATAATAAACGCAATTGTTAGCAGCCAAGTGAACCACCCTGTCTTTCTCTTTTCTTTTGACATGTAACAACCCCCTCATGATGATATTTAAATCTACCACAGGAGGCGTTATTTTCCAGCGCCTCGAAGCATCGCTTTCATTTGCTCCGGCTTGCTCGCGCCTTGTTTCTTGCTGTCTTTATTCCCGCCGCCGAACGGGTTAGTAACCTGTAAAAAATCAATCTTAGCTTCATACGCCAACAGGATCTCAGGGATCGGCGTAGACCATGCTACTGCTGGTGACCAGCCCAGCCATCCCGTGGCGAGGCTGTAAAGGTGGTCAACGTAGCTGCCGTCTTTTACTGCGCTGGCTTTGCTCGGGTCTTTTTTACGTTTCCCGACTCGTCCTGCACTTTTGCATCAGCTGGATTTAAAAGTGCTGCAATATACGGCACGACCTGTGATGTAACATCGGCGATGCCAGCAGCGAAAACCGCTTCTGGGACTTCTTTTGCTTCTTTTGGCGTTAGATTAGCGCCCGCAATAATCGCGTGGCTGGCCGCCTCAATACTCAGAGCGCTTAAGGCGTCGAGCGCGGGGCGCAGGCCGCCGAATCGCTGCTCAATCTTGCGCACAGCATCCAGCGTTGGCTCCAGCTCAAACTCAAACTCGCCAACGATTACTGTGGTTTTTCCGTAAAGGGTTTTGCTTGTCATAGTGACTCCAAATTAGTGCGATACGCGGCCGCTATGGCCGCGCACGGGTGCGAGTTAGGCCGCTGGGACTTCCAGTACCGCAGTGCTGATCGCGATATTAATATTTGCCTTTACGACGTCGTCAGCGGCACCGACCGAGATACGGCGACTCATGACTTTCCCCGAGAAATAGAAAATGTCGCCATCCTCAAACTCGACCTTAAAGTTATAGTCGGCGCTGCCTTCATCCTTCAGCGCTGCATTGAGTGCTGTCTGGCCAGAGTCGCCAGAATCAAATCCCACGGTGATCTGCAACTCACCGGCATCGTACGTGCCTTTGAATTTTCGGGCGCGACGATCAGCGAGCGCGACAAATGATGCGCTAGAGACTTCGTCGCCAAACTCGCCGATGTTTTCAATCTCACCGATTTCAGCATAAGTATCTGCTGCGTATGATGTAGCGTCGGTGGCGACTGCTTTTGTGCCGATGCTCAATTTTGAGCCGGCTGCGGTATTTACAGGCATAGTTAGTCCTCCTGGGACATTAGGTAAAGCCGCAGGGCGGCAAGTTTTACAGGTTATTGCTGGGTTATAACTCTGAGCGTTACGCTGCCTTGATATGTCACGCCGTCAGCGTCGCGGCGGCTGGACATGCTCTCAACTCGAACAGATACAGCGCGGCCGACTGTTTGTCCTGCCGGCAGAATAGACATGCTCATTTCCATTCCGTCTGCAGTGACAAATGGCACTTCGCCGGGTTCAACAAGCAGCTGAATATGGGATGTTAAATCTAATGGCCTTTCATCAAGAGCGGCTTCGATTTCAGAGCTAATGCGCCTGACCTCTGCGCGGCCTTTGTAGTCCGACCAGACTGACAGATAGATGTATCGTTTTGCGCGCTTCCTGCCCGATATTGGGCTGATATTTTTGATCTGCTCGCTATCAATCGTCACGTAAGGATAACCGGTGCCCATAGGCACCGAATCATATACTGGCACGCTCAGCTCAGAACTGAGTCGATCATAGAGCGCGGCTTGCAGCGCAATTGACGGGTCGCTCATTTTTCCAGCCTTTCAGGGTATCTATTATCCTGAATTTTAGCAGCGCTAGATAATTCAACCGTCACCAGCCCGCGCAGCTTGCGAGTGTAGATATAGTCGCTGTTTTTCTTTACTCGAGCAGGTTGCGGCATATATATCACGACGCCTTTCGCTGTATCAGCTCTAATCACGAAAAACACTTCGTTGCCATTTACGAATACGCGCGCCGTTTTTCCCGCTAAAACCGTGTTCTCTACTGTGTAAATCATAGGCACCTCTAAGCAATCTTTAGCTCGTGCTATCGCTAGCGCTGCCAGCGGCCTTAGCCAGTGTGGAATCAATGGCCTCTTTTATGAGCTCGCGGATTGCGTCCTTGTTTGTATCGTAAGACGGCCGGATAAATGGATGTGCCGGCCGAGCCGGAACGTCTGGCGAATAGCCAAAGAAGTCTTGTCCGTCAGATTTGTTTTTAACCGGTCCGCGCGCGCTGTCTTTTGAGCCTTTTGTGCCGTACTCAATAAACCTGAGGTAGAAAAACTTTTTATTGTTCTTCTTGCCGCGCATGCCAATCTGCGCATCGAGTCCGGCTTTTGAGACAAACGCAGTTAACGCGTCACGTCCGGCGCCAGTATCAACCGGTATTAGTGATTTCTGAGTTTGTAGAACCAGATCAGCCGCTTTTTGCATCGCTGGGCGCACATCAGAATCCATCTGATTACCGATGCGACGCAGTACACCGCGCAACTTGAAGTCGCCTTTTATCGAACTACGCCTGCGCGTCGCCATCCTGAGGCTCCTTCTCATCAGACTGCTCTGACTTATTGGCTCGAGCGGCCTTGACTTCGACGGCTAAACCTCGATCAATAAGGGCCATCCCCTGCTGTCGCGACACTGTGACTTCTTGATTCTTTTTTGCCGTTACAGCGCCGCTTAAGTTTGCGTTAACTTTGATTATCATGGGTATCTCCTACGGACTGACAACACTAGAGCAGAGCAATCGCGTCATGCTGCCGTTATTATTTGGCAGCGCCGCTTCGATTAAATAAGCAGTTCCCGCGCTGACTATGCGCCGTCCGGCTAAAAAATCACTCGATGGCCTGACTCGGATCTCTGCAGTGACAGCAGCTGTTAGCTGCTCAGCAACGTTTGATATCCTGCCAGTTGGCAGCGTGATCTCAGCCCATAGGGGCCGAATATCAACCCATCTAGTGACGTGCCCGCCGAGGCCGTCGTTAATACGTCGCTCTTCTTGCAGCATGGCTCTGTGCCTTAATGCTCCGGCTCTCATATGCAGGCCCACCGATGCGGCATCCAGAGCGCAGTTGTAGCCATGGGCACGCTGTTTGCGGTAGCTCCGATAACCACCGACTCTCGATTTGAGTACCAGTGACCGATCAGTAAAAGAGCGCCTTGCTGGATTGATTTGCTGAAATGTATATCGCGGACCGATGGGGTCGGTGTTGGCTCGTCAGGCGCGATCAGGGTTCGATTGGTGAATGTTTCAAATGCTGATACAGCTGCGCCGATGTAGCTGCCCAGCAATAAATCATCGTAGTCGTGATCAATACGTAAATGCTGTTTAACTAACGGGAGCTCGATCATGGTTATTCTCTATTTGCTGTTTTGCGTTTTTGTGGTGCTTTTCTTTCCGGCTCAGGCTCTAGCTCTGTATCTGGCTCGTAGGCGTCCAAACTGACATCATCATTATCATCAGCGTACGCCGCAACTTTTAGGTCATTGACCGCAACATGAGCGCATCGATCACTTACCTCGTGCGCACCTGGGCAGTACTCAACAACCTCATTTCCACCTATTGCGAATTTAAACGACTCATCAACAATAATAATCGGCATGTTAAACCTCACAATTCGCTAAACCCTGCATCCCGCAGGGTTGAGCTTTTAGTTAGTAAATTAGGCTGACAAGGTCAGCACTTTGACCGCTTGCGAGTCAGTCAGCATGCCGCCAACGCGCTTGGTGGTGTAAAAGCCTACGTTTGGCTTGTTGGTGTACGGGTCGCGCAAGACGCGAGTGCCGATGCGGTCAACCACGGTGTAAGCACGCTTGAAGTCGCCGAACAGCACAGCGTTCGCGTCTGCTGCAACGCTTGGCATGTCTTCGTTTTCGGTGATCCCGTAGCCCAGCAAACTGGAAGGCTGGCCCATCTCTAGGCCTGGACGCCACAGGTAATCGCCGTCAATGTTCTTCATGGTGCGAACCTTGAACAATGTGTCCGTATTAATCATGAAGCTGGCGTTTGATCGGTAGCCTTTCTTCAAGGCATAGATAAGCTCGGTCAGCTTATCAGCCGTGAAATCAGCAGAGGTACCAGACTTAAGGTTTTGTAGCGTACCGAACGCGCGGGTTCCGTCAGCAGTTAAAGCCATGGCGTAAGCCAGTAGGCCTTTGGGCTTGCTAACACCATTACCCAATAAAAATGCATTGCCTTCTTTTTCTGCAAACTCACGAGCGACTTCCCCAGACAACCATGCCTCGGCGTCAAAGAAAATATCGTCCAGGCTGGTCTGCGTGGCCTGCGGGTTTGCGTAAATCTCACCCATGAACGCAGTCAGCTGTGCAAGCGTAGGCGTACCGGTTGCAGGGCGCGCATCCGTCTCACCAACCCAGCCGCTTGCAGCACCGCCGAGGTTAACTAAGCGCTTGTAGTCCGCCGTACCAATGGTGATTTGATTACAAACGCTGCGCATTGGCGACTCATTGCGCAACAGCTCTAAAATGCTCCGATCAAGCTCTTCTGGTACTGCAAATCCGCCGTCTGAATCAACGGTTGTCTGCAAGGCTTTAGCTTGCAACTCGGCTAAACCATCGTCCTTGCCTTTGCGCACAAAGCTCATAAACGCCTGTTTGTGCTGATCGATATCTTTCGATCCGCCGGCACCACCTGGACGCTTGATTGCAAGCAGCTCTTTTTCAAGATCGCTCTTCAGCATATCGAGCTCACCGAGCTTTTCGTTTAACGTATCAACCGTGCCAGACAGCTTCGCTTTTTCTGATTCGATGGCGTCAATGCGTTTGTCGTTCTTTTCGGTGAACTCAGTGAATCGAGCGCCGAGTTCGTCTGCTACCTGTTTTACGTCTTTAGCTTCTACAGCCATGATTTATACCCCAATTTGCTTAAGTAAGTTTTTAAGTGAGTCAAAAGCGTCTACTACTTCCGCATCTCGCGGCGCAATCGCGCTATAGCCCTTAGCCATAAAAGCCTTGGACTGAGTGTGTGAAAATCCTACATCGCGCAGGGCTTTCTCAACATCGCTGGGCCGTGGCGTTTCTCCGCGACCAAGCGCATTTTTTACTGCTGAAATTCGCGCTTCATCATTCGCAGGAAATGTAACCAATGACACCTCCCACAGATCAATCTCTTTTACTTCCCATATGCCTCGGTTGCTGTTGTAGTCGCTGTCAATCTCCATGTAGCCAATCGACATACCAGACAGGCTTCCAAGCTTCATATGTCCGTGCGCGCGCTTAGCGAGCGGGTCATCCTCAATGAGCAGGCGGCCTTTAACGTAGAGGCCCACATCGTCTTCACGCATCTCTGTGTAAATACCTATAGGCTCTCTCGTGTCGTGCTGCCACAACATCGCCGGCAGCCTGCCTTTCTCTGCCCACTTTGCAAGCGACTTCTCGAACGCACCTTTAACAACCATATCGCTATAGCTGTCGATCGTTCCGAATACCGATCCATAACCCTCAAACTCACCAGAATCCGAAACAGATTTGATTGTCAGGGCTAGATCAAGCCGTTGTTTAGTCATTAGCGTCATCGTCGCTGCCCTCTGGTTTGCTGGTCATATTTAAAGGCGTTAGATACGCATCGCCACCGTCGCGCGGATTCATATCCTCAAGCGCGCGGCAATCATTGGGGCTCAATATTCCCCAGTTGATGCCTTTAGCGTAGGAGTCGTATCGGCCTTTTAGGTCGCCGCGCATAAGCGCGCCGGCATTGAATTTTGCATAGTGAGAAAGCTGTTCGCCTTCTCTGAGCAGCCCGACTTGCACTCGGTGCTCGATGCGGGTCAGGTACGGCACTAGCGAGTAGTTAACAAAGCTCATACCCATGTGTTCAATATTGTTTAGCGTCATCTTTTCCATGTTCGCGACTAGGTGCGGAGGCACGCGGAACAGTCCGCAAATCTGCGCCTCTGTCATTTTTCGCGATTCAATGAACTGGGTGTCCTGCGCGTTTAAACTGATCGGCTTCCAGTCGAGACCCATCTCTAAAATCATCGGTTTGTGCGCGTTGGCCGCGCCCATGTGCTCATCTTGGAACTGTGTTTTTAGTCGCTTAAAGGCATCATCGGTAAGCTGCTCGCTGGTCTTTAGAACACCGCTTGTAACGGCCCCGTTCTCAAACAGCTTGCTGGCGTGCTGCTCCATGGTCTGCCCAAGGTTCAGCGCTTGGCGAGCGTATGCGACAGGGTTCAGGCCGTTCAATCCGTCTAGGGTAAAAAGCCTGACGTGCCATATCTCATCCTGAGTGAGCGTCTTGGTACCGGACTTAAACGCAACTTCATACTCAACAGTCCAGTCGTCCTTTAGCTTTGGCTTTACTAGGTCCGGGCTAATTGGCAGCAGCTCGTTTACGTTGCCCAGCGTCTTAACTTTGTATGCGTAAAAATTACCGCGCAGGCAAAGACAGGCAACAAGTAGCTCCCAAAACTCTTGGGCTGTCATGTAGCTGTTTGGCGCAATGCTTAGCAGGCGCTGCAGCCCGTGGCCGTCCGCAACGACGCGCTTGTTGCCAGTTTTCTTGTAAAGATTACAGGGCAGCATGCCGACTGATTCAGATAAAACCCTTACGCAGTTAAATACAGCGGTCAGCTGCATCGGGTCAGATCTGCTTTTCATCAGCTCGGCAAGCTCAAGGACGGTGACCCCGGTGCTTGATCCTGAGCTAGCAGGAGTCCCGCCACTTTTCGAGCCGAACATATTTTTAAGTAGTTTTATCATTAAAGTGTCCGTATGCCGTGCTGTTCCAAGTGTTTGGATAGGTCGTCTTTAGCTGGCTCAAGCTGGCTCAATGCCATACCTACAGCCATTATTAGAGCGACGGCCCCATCAATTTTATTGTCCTCACCCTGCTTAATTGGTCGTACCACGTCATCGTTACCCGGTAAAAATTTGCCGATAACGTTTCCGATACACCACGTCATGATCGGATTGCCGTCATGATGGAATCGCCCGCTTTCAATCGCGGCCTCAAGCTCCTTCATAGGCGTGCTCATGTTTGTGTAGTTCTGAGTGATGATGACCGGAGTCATGCCCTCGTCGTCCAGCTGGTGCGATAGGCCTGTTGCACCATGTGGGTCAATAGCGCAATACAAGACAGGGTTGAGCTCGTTAACCTCAACTGCCTCTGCAAGAATCTCGCGGTAGTCCACCTCTGCGCCGTCGGTCTCAACCAGTAAGCCCTGACTAACCCACGCCTGATATCGCTCAGCAAGACGCTGATTATCATTGTGCCAAACTGCATTTTCAGGGACGTAAAACCGTGGCGAAACACTGTAGTAATGTCTCCTGCCGTCTATTTCACGGGTGAAGAGGCGTGGCATTGAGTTCATATCGAGCTTGCGGGCAAGGTCGAACGCGAGAATGCAACTCTCGTTTGCAAAACTTTCTAGCGTTAAGCTTGGGTCTGCGCACGCCTGCCATGACTGCAGGTTGAAAAACCCAGTCTTGGCAGAGGTCCAGACGTTTAAATGCTTTGTTTTGAATGTGTTAGCGAAGCGGGCGGAGCGTATCGCGCGCTGCTGCTGACTGATCAGGTACTCTTTATAGACAGAGATATTGTAGTTTGGGTTGGCTTTTTGCAGGACCAGCGGGTCAGTCCAGTCGTCACCTTCATCAATCGTCCAGATCCATGCAAACAACTCATCGTCCGGAACTGTGCCATTCAGCATTTCAACACACTGGCGGCGCTTGTCGTAGCAAGGGCCCTCGATGTTCGATCCTGCGGTAGTGATGATAAACATCAACGGCTGACGCCGCGCACCCATACCAGTCAGCATCGTCTCGTACATCGATGCGCTTTGGTGTTCGTGATACTCGTCAACTATCGCGCAGCTGGGCGATGATCCATCGCCAGGGTTGCCAATCATCGGCTCAAATCGGCTGGCATCCGCAGGAATGTTCATATTCGAGGCGTTAACCTCGATGCCGCACGCATTTATCAGCCCCGGGCTGCGCTTAACCATCAGGCGCGCAGGCCTGAAAACTTCCCACGCCTGCTTTTCTGTGGTTGCACCCGAGTAAACTTCTGCGCCAAATTCGTTATCAGCAACAAACATGGCGATGCCGACACCTGCAGCAATAACTGATTTGCCGTTTTTGCGCGGTACCTCCCAATATCCCTCTCTGAACCGCCTGTACCCGTCTGCTTTTTTTAGCCAGCCATATGTGCAGGCCAGACCAAACAGCTGCCAAGGCTCAAGCGTGATCGGCAGGCGCTTAAATGCCCACTCGCCTTTTGTGTGCGGCAGCAGCTGGATAAGTCTTAGTTTTTTCTCTGCGGTTTTTGCGCAAAACTTGAACGGATAATCTTTCTTGCGGCTTTTCTTTACATCATCAAAGTGGCGCTCGATAGCCTGCTTAATGAACAGGCAGGCGGGGTGCTTTTCTTTTAAAACGTCCCTTGCCCACTTCATCGCCATGCTGACGCTTGCGTGGGCTTGGGTCATATTTTAACCTGATAATAATGATGCGAAAGGGTTGTCCGCCTGACCCTTGCCACCTCCAACAATACGGCTTCGTGAGGATGGATCTAGGCCAAGCAGGCTGCCGAATGTAGTCATCTGGCGCATTGCCTCATTAGCCGCTGTGAGCGCTGGATTCTTCATCGGGCCACCTTGAGCGCTCTCAACAATAATGCCGAGAGCCCGGACGCTTTCTTCGGCGAGCCGCCACTTGTCATAAGCAACGCAAAATGCCTCGACGTTATGCATGTCAGTAATACACAGAACCTTTTCGCGCAGCAGTTCCGGGACCAGCGTTTCCCACATCGTCTTAGCGCGCGCGCCGAACCAACCCGGTGCATCAATATTTACAACATCGCTAAACTTGGGCTCAGCGGCATTCAGCGCGCGCTTTCCCGGATTGCCGGCCAGCTTTTTCTGGGCTGTCGGTTTAGGTTTTCGGCCTCGGCCAGATGCAATAATTACACTCAATTTCTGACCCCCAAAAACGCGAAGTCGATTTTTTAAATTCGCGGCTGTGAAAAAATAGTTAGGGCGCGGTCTAGTAAGGCGCGTGTCTTGAAACTTTTTGACTCCCCCCTCCCTTGTTTTTCAAGCGAGAGCGGCGTCAGGATCGTCGTGGCGAGTTTCCGAACCCACCATCCTCACTAGCGGTCTTGGATGAGTGACACGACGCGCACAGCGCCTGCCAGTTCGTCTTATCCCAGAACAATTCTTGACAACCTTTATGTGGCACTCGGTGATCGACGTTGGTCGCGGCAGTGGTCATGCCGCTTGATTCGCATTGAACACACAGCGGATGGCTGCGCAAATAACCAGCGCGCGCCTTTTGCCATGCGTAACCGTAGCCTCTTTGTGTACTGCTACCGCGCCGACTGTCGTGACGCCTAGCCACAGCCTTGGCCGCAGTCTCAGCAACATGCGCATGCTTGTCGCAATAGCGCGGGTTACGAGTAAGGACGTTACAGCCCAGTGCAATGCATGGCTTTTTAGGTCTGGGAGCCATTAGCTAAACCTTCGCGTAGCCCAGCGCTCAATAAACTCTCGAGCCTTATCAATACCAATAAGGCCAATGAAGATAGATGCGCCCCACGTCCAGCCCTCGTTGATATCCATAGCCTGCAATCCCTTGGCTGTCATCATGATAAGCACGGTGCCAATAGTGGCTTCTAGTAGCTCAGCCTTCCATGTGCGGCCATTGCCGTACAACTGGATACGCATGTAATAAAGAATAAAAGTCATCATCATGATTAACCCATGTTCACGCAGGGTCGCGACGATGCCAGCCCAGAAACTCAGATCTTTATCAGGCATGGTTCGCATCTCTCAACCCCACGGGTCAAATAGTAGGCAATAAAAAACCCCAGACCAATTGCTTGGCTGGGGTTGCTGTATGTCTCATGCACACGTAAAAATCGCATGATGGATATATATTCGGCCATGCGGCCACTCATGTCAACCACTTACCGCTTTGCTATACATATAGCCATGAGTTAGCGGTAAGAGCCCTTCGCTGCCGAGGATGTCTTCAGCGCAGGCAAGCGCTTCATTCTCGATATCGCTTAGCGCTCTGAAGATATCGCCGCGCCACCGCCTGCGCGTACGCTCCGGCCTTGCCTCTGTATCCCAAGCATTCATGTCATAGCAGCGATCAGGCAACACCAGCACTGAATCATCACGCTTACCTTCAACACCTTTAAGCTTTGGTATTGCCCACGCATAAACCGCATACGACAAGAACAGCTTAGGTGCTGGCGTGACCACCATCGCAGTCAGTTTACCCGCGGCCTGCACCTTGCGGCCTTTGTGCGTCGAATACTTAGCAACTAAAACATTCCAATGCCTGGGCGATAGCTGAGCATGCAGTCGGGCATGCGCCCAACAATCAAGCAACGCCCTATCATCCGCGCTCATACCACCACCAGCTGGTCGCGCATCATCACCGACTAACCGCTGCCATGCCTGCTTACTCGTATTATCAATACACTCAGCAGCCAGTACCGACACGACGGCGCTCAAGACATTACGATAGATCATTCGGCGCGCTCCTGAATTGTAACTATAACCGCGCCATCCGGCACCGGACTGCACACCTCGAAGCTGGTCACGAACTTATTATCATCAACGCCGAGCGCATCAGCCACGCCGTCGCGGCCAGACTTAAACGATGCCAGCATGTTGTCGTCATCACGACGGCGCTTATCAGGCGGACAGAACTCAATAGATAGGACCATTTTACCGACGCCGGCATAATGGTAATCGCTCGACTCGATAGCGCTCTTAGCCAGAACAAAACACATATTGCGATACAGTCGGGCGGCGCGGCTCTTTCGCGACCAATGCAATCGCTTGTTAGGGTTGAGCTGGGATGGTGGCCATGGCAAATTAACTACGATCAATGTGCAGCTCCTTATCAATTTTTATTACAGCGACAACTTCTTCACGACTACCAACATAAGCAAACGCTGCGCGCGCACCTGGTGCGGTGACCATGTATCGCTCAGCGCTACCAATAAAACATCGAGCGACCTTGTACCTACACTCAGTCAGCCAGCAGTTGGCCACCTTGTCGCCATCACGATTAACCTGCGGCTTCCACTTCAACCCAGTCATGCCGACCCCTTAATTAATCGCCAGTGAAATTTGATCCGCCAGCGCCGCGGCCATTGTTGCCGTAGTAAGCACTGCTAGGGCCAGTTGATAGTGGTGCCCGCTCAATAACTTCAAGCGCAGCCGCAAGCTGCTTTCGTGCCTGATAAAGCTCTTCGCATAGATCGCGCATACTGACCAGTTGGCGCGGCACAGTAGAAACGTACCGGTGGCCAGAGCAGCTAGGGCAAAAGATACGCATGCTCACACCCATGACTTCACCGCTCCCGTGGCATCTGTCGCACAACCTCAAGCTCTTCATTTCTGGTAGTTTCATTGTTTTAAAGCCTCCATCTATACGAATAGTTAAAAGCGCTACAGTCCGCGCAATTACTGGTGATTACTGGAATGTGTATGGCTTCATCTTTACGCACCTGTATTGCTCCCTAACGCGGCCATACCGAAACCATCCAGTCTTTCATGCCATCGAGTTAGCGCGTCAAGCTTGAGCTCGTCAGCGCTGGTATTAATGTAGGTTTCTGCCATTAGATTCATGCCGTGATTAAGCAACATCTCGCCAATCAGGTAGTCGACACCAAGCTCAACCCAGCCTGTGCGCGCCAACTTACGAAGATCATGACTACTCCAGGCTCCGCCAGAAAGGCTACGAAACCCTGCAAATGCGGAATGCTCTGTAATGGCCTTGTCTGTATACCCCTGCAGAAACATAGGTCCGCTCTTGCTGTACCTGCTGCCTAGTGCATCACGGTAGATAGTCAGCAACTCGCACGCACGATCAGTCAGTGGCAGCACGTGCTCAGTGCGAGTCTTAGTATTTGCAGCAGGTATAACCCAAACCTTTTGCTGTAGGCATACATGCCGCCACTGCGCCTGCCGTGTTTCACCGATACGAGTACCGTGGGCCAGCATCATTAGCGCGATCATGTTGATTGTTTTATTCTGGTGAAATGTCTGTGTTAACTTTTCCAGCAAGCCGGGCAGATCAAGCATGTTTAAACTGGCCGCCTTAGGCTTGATCTTTGTTTTCACGAAGTCTGTAAACTTCATGTTAGCCATCGGGCTTTCATCCATAAGATCAAGCTTGGCTGCCTGAGTGAATGCCATTTTCAGAACGCGCATACATGAATGAACATAGCTCACCGAAAGCCCAGTCTGCAGCGGCCACATAAGCTGCTCATCAATTGAATTTCGACTGACATCCCTCACGCGCATACCTGCAATGCGCGGCATCAGCTGCACATCGATCATTGAGCGCACGCCGTTTTTACGCTTAGCCGTCAAGCTACGATCCTTTGCCACTCGATCACCGTACCAGCGCAACAGATCACCCACCGTCACAAACCTATCAACAGCAACAGAACTGCCGCCAGCCAAGCGCTCACGCGCCTCTTGTAGTAATTGCAGCGCTACCCGTGACGGTATTTGCGGCCACTCTGCAAACTTCTGCCATTTGGACTGGTGGCGTAGATACCAACTGCCACGACTGCGGTCGCTGGTTGCGTACTGGAAGCGCAGATCATTATTACGAGCGCACCGAATACGATACGGGCCGCCCTCTCCTGCGTTGCGTTTAATCTCAGCGTCACTCAATGCCGTCACGGTAATAGTGCCGCTCATGATTTACACACCTCCGGCAACTCCGGCATATCCATCCAGCCCAGCAGCTCACCTGTACCGAACCACTCAGTCGTAAAATAAAGGTCATCTTTACCCTGGTACATCGATGCTTCAAGGTCAGCAATAACGAACTGCTCCATCGCTGGGCTGTATACGGCAACCAGCGCCCACGGGTACCCATCAAAATACGCAATAAACGGCTTATCACGGGGCGCTGTTTCGGGCGATTGCCAAGCAAGCTTAATTGGTACGCTCTTGCTTCCGGCTACGCACGTCCAATCACCCACTGCAGCGCTATAGGTGCCAGCATCTAGACACCCATCAGCATCATCAAAATCAGTCTTTCCGCACTTCTCGCACTTTCTCATCAATCATTCTCCGGAGGTTCTGTTGGGTTTCTCAGCGGTGGGCATTGAGCGCGAGGCACATACCAGCCACGCTCTGATTGCCATATATCGCAGTGCGGGCACATCCGCTGTTGTACCGGTCACCACGAAGCCTGCTTTTTTTAACCACCTGACGGCCATTTTCATTTGCCATCTCGTCTAGTTTTTTTGTTTCGCTCAATGGCCATTTCAAAAATAACCACCGCAACAAAAACCAGTGCAAACAAAAAAATCTGTTGTGTAATCGTCATGCTGTGCCCTTGTTGATACTTTTTAGCGCTTCAAGAGCAGCGCGCCCTTTGTTTTTTGCTTGCTCAGTTGGTATTGCAGCAATCATGCGCTCAGGTGGCGCTGGCATATCACGCAGCTTGCCGCCGGACGCCATAATCTCTACAGCGCTCAGGTAATGTTTTTTAAATAGACGGTAGGTCTTTTCCGCTGCCTCAGAGCTGATTACGTGAAAACCCGTTTCGCATGCAGCGTGATAGACCACTTGCAGACACTTAGAGCGGTCTGCTGCTGGGTGCGCAATCACAGCAGCCATCGCAAAGGCGCGCTCAATGCCTGGCAGTCCTATTTCTTCAGGATCGGGCGTACACAGATTGATAAACTCGCCCACCGCTGGAATGAACGGCTTGCCTACCTGGCGCTGCTTTCTCAGCCCGTACTCAACTCGATCCCATGACGTGATGCCAGCATCCACAAACGCTTTGATCCAATTGTCTTTTGCTAGGTCATAGGTTTTTTGGTCTGGCCAAGCGGCACGCCATGCTGAGCAGATTGAGCGTAACTCAGCAAACAGCTTGTTGATTAGCGGCTCGGTTTGAGTTTTGAACTCAGCAGTAAACACTTGCGGCGCGAAAGCCTTTGTAAAGTCGATATTGTGCATATCAAGCGTGCTGACGTGTTTCATCGCATCCACCCCGTTGAGTCAAAATCAATATCGCTACCGTTTGCCTGTGTTGAGCGCTTTGCTGGCATAGGAGAGCCCAACTGACCGACGTAGCCATTGAACTTCTCAGCGTTGAATAGCGTTGCTGGGCGTAGGTACTGCGCCATTGCTGGATCGTTTAGCCACTCATCACACTTACGGTTGATCACACCGATAAGCTCCATCGGCGTTGCGCCTTCTTTCAATCGAGCGTTGATCAGTCTTGTGTTCGTTGTTGCGACTTTGAAGCTTCTGCCTGTTTTGTCGTTCAGGTGCTGAATCACTTTTGCTGCAATGTCGTGCTTGCTCGACAAAGGCTCTTTATCAATCTGTTTTACTATTGGTTCTTTCTTACTAATACGTTGGGGTTTCCCCTTCATGGGATAACCCTGATTAGGCTTTTCAGGTTTAGGATCAGCCTTATCATGGTTTCCCTGATTAGGGTCTTCTTGTGTTTCAGTGTTTGCAGTCCAAAATAAATGGTATACGCCTTTGCCATTACTGAGCTTTGTGTAGGAAACCCAACCGCATTTTTTAAGCTCGTTCAGGGCGTTGCTGATAGCTGTTTCGCCTTCCTTGAGCTGCTTGGCCATAGAGCGGATAGTGAAGTTCCACGCTGCTGGTTTGCCGCGCATGAATACATACATCCCTTTAGCTGAAAGGCTTATATTGGCGTTGTTCAGCAGCTCGTTCGGTATGGTTGAAAAGTTGCCGCCTTCCATCGTTATTGTATTGCTCATGCCGCAACCTCCAGCTGGTGCTGCGCCCACAGGCCTGCAATCCAGCTGACACCCTTGGCTGTGAACATGGCCTGATTGAAAGCATGCTCACCAGCCACTCCGGCCTTGACCTCAAAGCGGCCTGCTTCGGTGTGGTGCTGGTATGGCATCCATTCACCGCCGAGCTTGTACATGACTTTCTTGGTGTTTAAGAACTCTCTAAAATCGCGCTCGCTTGCTTTTAGCAGTTTTGCTACTTGGCGAAACCCTTTACTGCCTGAGTCTGCTGCAACATACTTATCAACGAACTCAACCTTTGGTGCTGCCAAAGCTAATTGCGCCGCTTGCTGCTCTGCTAGCTGCGCAAGACGGCCAGCTTCAAGCAGTGCCGTTGCGTAGGTCTGCGGGATCGAGTTACCATTTTTAAGACGCTTCCATTCATCAACCAGCTTTGCCGTAAACTCTGGCGATAACTGAGCAACAACAACATAACTGTCACGCTCCCCTTGCTGACCTGAAAAAATATACTCAAGTACCGTCTGGCCTAGGTGGTTTTTAACTTCCACCAATGGTGGTAGTTGAATTACAGGCGGCTGTTTTAATTTTCTCTGCGTGCCAAGTCGCTCAATGGCGCGCTTTACGCTATCGTGTCGGGACCCTACAAGCTCAGCTATCTGCTGGCTGCTCATAGTTGCATTATTCGCAGTCTTGCTTAATAATTCATTTGTACGCATAATTACCACCTTGGTTACATGTGTATAGCCCCGTACTGATTCGCGTCTGTCGGGGCTTTTTTATGCCTAAAATTAGGCGTTATTGCTTGCTGCCTTGTTGCCGTTACGTATAGTCGTTACGCTAGATAATCCTGATAGCGATTTGCACAGATCAGAGGCTTTAAACTTCCCGCCAGTTTTAATCTCAGCAATGATTGCGGCCTCTGGGCCCATACCGTGAAGCTCCCTGCACCAACCCGAAACTGTCCCTTGTTTTACGTTTAGCTTCTCGGCGGTCGATACCTGCCCACCTAGGTGAGCAACAAGCTGTTTATAAATATTCATTTCTTAAACCGTTATAGGAATACCTGTAAATATAACATAGGAATACCTGTTTGCAACTGTAAAGGTTATCCTTTATAAAGTAGACATGGATTACAAAGACCGAATAAAGAGAGCAAGAAAGCATGCAAAGCTGACTCAAGGCCAACTAGCTAAGTTTGTCGGCGTTAAGCAGGCGTCAATTTCTGATCTTGAGACTGGCAAGTCTCAATCAAGCTCTTTCAGCGCCAGTATCGCGGAAGCCTGCGGTATAGAGCCCGTTTGGCTTGAGACCGGATCTGGCGAAATGATCAAGCCAAAATACGCTGCCATCAGCGCTCCAGCAGAATCCGACTACGCCATGATCCCTATATACTCAGCTATCGGCGGCTGTGGAAATGGCTATATCAATGATCACGTAGAGATAAATGGCAGCCAGGCATTCAACCTAGCAGGACTCGCAAAGCGTGGAATAAAGCCTGAGAATGCCGCCATCTTGCTCGCCGTTGGCGATAGCATGGAGCCCTACATATTCGATGGCGACTCTGTTCTGTTCGATATGTCCGATATTGATCCAAAACACCGGCAGGTATACGTCATACGCCGGCCTGATTGCAGTCTGAGTATCAAGCGGCTAGTACAGCAGCTAAATGGAGACTGGATCGTCAAGAGCGATAATCCTGACTATGAGGACGAGCGCATAAGCGCTGAATCTATTCATGAGTTACCATTTTTAGGGCGCGTACGGTGGCGCGGTGGGAACATGGATTAGCCTACAAGCTAACTAGATACGATATTAAGCCGCCTTTTGGCGGTTTTTTTGTGCCTGTAATTCAGTCTAGGCATGAAATACGGTGCAACTGGTTTCTTTCCGCTAAATACACCGCCAAACACATATATTATTTTACTTTATCGCAAGCGGTGCTTATGCACTTACTGATTATTTAATAAAATAAAAGGAATGCCTGTTGACAGCCTATAAAGGAATGCCTATATTTAATGCCAAGCAACACGCTCTTTAACAAGCTGCGCGATGAACGACTAACCCATTACCAGTTAATGGCCTAGGTCACTCCCCGCTTGCTCGGTGGGAGGTCAGTAAACCGAGAAATAGACCGCTAAGCCTCTTTTGGTGACCAGCGATCAGATAGCCATGCGGCTACCAACGTAACGGATAACCGTAACGGCTGACGATGTGTTGACTTAACTGGCGAATGACCCGAAACGCTTAGCGCCCCGTCACCCAGCGGTTTAGATTGGGAAGATTTTTTAAAGCGCATTAGCTTACACAGTAGTGCGCTTTTGAAAACAAACAAATCAAACAGGTGAGTGATATGTCTTTCTCTAAAGCACATATAAATGGAGAGCACTTTCTATCAAGAACAGGAAGCTTCTCAACATTTCCTTTTGGTAATGGTCGCGTTGACGTTATGCCTAAATCAGCTAAAAACTTTGAGATCCCCTGCTTGTCGATTGATGACATAAGAAAAACACTTATAGATTCAGAAAGTAAAATCGAGAAAGCACTAAAAGCTGGACAAGGATCGAGAGATAGCCTGATAGCGAATAAAATCAAGATAAACCAGCAGCTTTCTTATGTTAATGCTCTCAGAAAAGCCGAAAGAAGCAGCAAGGTTACGCTCAACCCATTCTTACTGACTGCTCGAGTAATGCTGACTGAGAGAGTATTTGAAGATCTTCATCAAGAATCTATTAAGCGCGCGCAGCCACTTATAAAGCAGAGTAGAGCTATTGCAGCGCTACAAAAAAAGCTCATGATTCTAACTAGCACGGTAAGCGAGCTTGCTATATGCGCAACCTTGCCAAGCGAAACTGAAACCCTTCAAGGAGCGCAGGACTTCGCCAGAGACAAGTCAGAGATAGCTAGGTGCCTGGACATTATAGAGCGCATAAAAGAGTCATACGTAAACTCAGCAATGGAAGAGGCAGCAGAAGTAATGCTGACAGAGAGCAGCTCTAGCATAATCAAATCAATATCTTGCTCGATAGAGCAAGCAGGAAGGCAAAATAAAGAAGTTAAGCGGATAGCTACGGCGATTGGCGGCAAAAAAACACTTAAAAGCATTATCGATAAGCTGTCCTAACGCACAGATAAATAGGAGCCAGTCATGACAAGCAGTTCAGAACAATTTGCAGCGGCATGGTCGCTATGGTCGTCCAAAGGCCACAGTCCAATAGAAAAGCTCAAGGTATTCGAAACGCATGTAGGTGTGATGATCGGGATACTCGACTACATCACACTCGACAAATACATACTGCCTGACAGTGAAGTGTTTGATAGCTACGAGAAAGCATTGGCAAGTATTGGTAGAGCGCTTGATACGTCATTAAAAAAGACAACTGAAAATAACGTTCTACATTGAAGTTACACACAACTGGCTGGAGGCCAACCAATGCTAATACTGACAAGACGTATCGAAGAGACAATCTGCATAGGCGATAACATCACAGTAACCGTTTTAAGTGTTGCTGGCGGCCATGTAAAGCTAGGTATCTGCGCTCCAAAGGAGATAGGCGTCCACCGCCAAGAAATTTACCAGCGAATCCAGCAAGAAAAGAGCATCAAAGAAGGCAAGTAATGGAGCGGCGCAGATGTTCGCCTGAAGGAGTCAGCTCAGTGTGTCAGCGGGTTATCCTAGCCCAGCTTGTGCTATTAGCAGGCAGCGCACACTAAGAACAATAAGCATCAAGCCGCATGACACATCACAGTAGCGTAGTCACGCGCTCGGCGACAGAGTGAACGACTAGCTGGCGTAAGCAGCTATCCATTAATAATGGCCTTTGCTTAGGGTGTTGGATTGGGCTCTAAAGTCTAGGCTGAGGGCCATTATTAATGCAGTGAGGTATTGGTCGAGACCTACGTTCATATGCATTCGCCCGCTCACGTTACGAGCGCGCGGGTATTTATTCAGCGCCAATAGCTCAGACGGATAGAGCGCGCCCCTCCTAAGGGTGAGGCCGCAGGTTCAAATCCTGCTTGACGCGCCATATTAGCCACCCTGGCTAATACCGCAGAGCACACCTGCAGCATTCTAACGTAATGCCCCATTCAACCGATCCCGCAGCATCGGCGTGTGCAGCTGCCTAAATTTCAAACAAAAGGAACTTATATGACCTTCACAACTATCACAGCAAAAAACGGAATTGAAGAAATCGCGGGCAAAAGTCTGCGGGAAGTCCTAGCGCTGGCTGCGCGCCTTGGCCATGAGTGGCCACACAGGAGCGCAATGCAAAAAGGCGTATGGGTTAACGCATACAAATCAAAGCGCAGTAGCGAGCGCGCGGCATAGGTAGAGAGGGATAGACATGCAGGCAGGCAGCACATCAATAAACTCATCTGAAATATTAATGCGCGAACCATTTCGCAACGATATAGCGCGCAAAGTCAGTGAGTTTCTGGAAAGAAACAGCATCACTGTACTCAGCACCAGAACAACTGGAATATCTGAAAAGGCACTGACATTTAATTCAATAATTGCCGTAGTGCCGAACAAGCGCGCACACGTTGCAGCAGAAAAGGAGCGCCTCGAAAGCACAATAAAAGAGCTTTCGTTTATTGAGATTGATGGCGTAACGCTTATTAGATCCGCATACGAGGTGGCTAAAATCATGCGCACACGCGGATATAAGATGCGCGCGCAGTCAGTCCAGCGTATCGCTAAAGGAATCGGCATCAGCCTAGTTAAATAGCGCGTTCATATAGACATTGAAATACAGCGCATTAAGTTTGGAGTCATCAATAATGCCGCCGCAAACAGCTACCAGCACAGATAGTGAGCGCGACTCACTGCGAGCGTTGATCGAGCAAAGAACAATGGAGTGGGAGCAGCAAAACGGTCGAATTAAAACGACTGATACTGTCAGAAAGGAACTTTCAGCAGATTACTGGGAAAAATCCGGAGCTAGAAAACCACCTGACGAGAGTCAGCCTGCCACAGCTGCTGCCGGAAACATCGAAAAAGCCAAGAGGGAAACCATCAGCCACCCAAATGTTACTCGAGCAAACGAACGCATGCAGGAAGTTGGCAAGCTGCTTGGTACCGGGGAGCTAGTTAAAGATATCGCGAAAAAGCTAAACATTCCTGAGCGCTCAATCCGCTACTACCGTCAGCGTCTTGCAGAAATTAATAAAGATGCTGACGCCATAGAAAAAACCATAAACCGGATCGCAGCAAAGAGCAGCAAAGCTAAGGTGGTTACCAGTGCAAAACCTTAACAGTGACGAGCTGCGCAAGCGGCTAGGCGAAAACAACGCAACGATGAACACCCTTACAGAAGACAATCAAAAGATTGTTGATCTGCTTGCTGATCGCGGTCTGCAAGCGACTGAAAAGACCATTTTTAAAGTTGATCGTATATGGCTAACAGACCCTGCCGGCAATGAGATTTTAAATACAGACTGGCACAATCCATTTGTTAAGCTTGAGACTCACGAAATAGATCACTGCTCGCTAAAGATCGACGCCGCGATCAAGCCTGAACCTCGCGAAGAGACTAAAGCAGCGCTGACGGCTGACGAGCTGAAAGCTGGCGGGTGGTGGTGTGCTGATATCAGCCGCGAGTGCGCGCTGGCGTTTATAGCTGCTGGCGTTGATGTGCATAATTCAAAAAACTGGACAGTTAATGCAAGGACGCATTACGGGTGGGGTGGCTGCACATACCTCAAAGACGAAGTTACGCGCACGAATAATCGTTACACCAAACAGATCCACCGCATCGGAAACGACTTTTTCTGGGGCGCGCCAAAATGATCAAGCGAACTAACCGCGTGGCTCTAGCAGCCATGCGCACAACTGGTCTAGTCTGGTCGAGTGAAGTAGGTGCTGTGCATTTATTTGACACGGTTAAATTGATAGGCGTGCAGGCGAATGACTTTCACTTTCACGCCATCGATAAAATGCAACATCGCTGGAACATGCTTTTAGTTGCCGTCGGAGTCGAGCCAAGCGGTAGTAAATACGTTAAGCAAGAGATTCATGCTCTAACTGAGCCGCGCTTTCATACTGCGACTGTTGAATATTTCAACCAGGAGCATGAAAGGCTTTTAGCCACGATCAATCCAAAGCACGAAAAGCAGGCTGGCTGGATTGCTACGCCGTTTGAGCGTGACTTTACGGATGATGAGGTTATGAGGATTTTAAGAATATGACTAGCCACGCCAAAACAGGCGCAGAGCGTGCGCGAGAATACCGCCAGCGTAAAAAACTGGATGAGGAAAAGCGGCTTGATGCCTTGCTTGCCAAGACCATTAAGCTGCAGCTATTCCACAGCACCAGCGAAACTCTTGATCGACTCTTGATTGAGACCGGCATCGATGAGCCTCAGGACCTGATAACGCGGCTAATTCATGGCGCAAAGTTCTTGAGTGAAGAGCAGAAACAAGCAATCTTTTCTTAGTCGACACTACGCGGTGAGAACCGAATGAATAAATTAAAGAGGTTTTGGGTGTGGCTTGGAACAGAAAAACCAACCATGTTTATGGCCGGGATGTTTTGCGCGATGTTTTTCGTTCACATCGCGCAAGCCAAGCCAATACAAGCAATTTTTACTTTGCTGTTAATGTTTTGGCTTATTTATGAGTGCAGAAAAATAGCCAGAAAAAACTAATCAAGCGTCACGCGCTCGCGTCACGTTCAAATATTCAAGGTCAAAATATGCAAACAAAAGGCATTAAACACGATCACGGTAAACCTCGGCCAGATCTTATATTTATCGCTATGGCCCGTGCACTGCTTGAGGTTTCAAAAGTTGCAGCCATGGGAGCCGAAAAATACGATGACGACAATTGGCTGATAGTTGACGATGCCCTGAAGCGCTATCGTGATGCAAAGGGCCGGCATCTACTGCTTGGCGCAACGCACTTGGCGCATGAGGCTTGGAACGCGCTTGCGGTGCTTGAGCTGCACCTGCGCAAACTTGACCCGCCAAAGCAAGTAGCAGAGAACTGGCCAGCCTCTGCAGATGATCGCATGGTACCTATATTTCAAAATGGAAATGATGGGGCTCATTACGATGAAGATCAGTCGTGGATAGAGTATGACGGTACCGGCTGCCCAACAAACCCAAAATCAATAGTGGCAGTTAAACTGCGCAGCGGAACAATTAACAGCCCTAGGCCGGCTGAAGACTGGAATTGGGTTTGGCGAGAAGGTGGCAAATTCCAATTCGACATAACGCACTACAATTCACTGCCGCCAGGTGATGAATGAGCACCCATTATTTCCAGCAAGTCGCCGTCCAGCGCTCAATTCAAGACGTCATAAACGACTTTGAGCGCGTAGAGCTTATGGTTAACGAGGCATACAGACTTCTAGACAGCGCCGAACAGATCGCAAATACGCACAAGATCAACGTAAAGGCCAACGTCCACAACCGCCAGCACTTCCATCCAGAAGCCGCAATTGAGCGCATGAGGCGTGACGCATGGATCAAACTAATGGACATGACTGGGCTCAAGCAGATCATGGACACCCAGGCGCTCGAAGCATTTGAAAAGGAGCTGCACAGCAAAGCGCCAGCATTCACGGAAGAGAACATTCGCGGGACCCTGCTACAGCAAATGCAGGAATCAGAAACCATGTTCGCACGCGGACTGGTTAACGTATTCAGAGCTTTTGATAAAAAGTACCGACGGCACAAAGATACGGTTTTCCGCGTACCTAAAAAGATCATCGTTGAGTACGCCACCGCCCACTGGGCTGGCGGAAGACTGGTAGTCAATCACAACGCATACAGCCGTCTAGACGACATCGATCGAATCTTTAAAACCCTAGCTGGCGATAAATTCAAACCACACGACCTCATCAACGCGCTTGGCACGTCATGGCATGACAACAATAACTTGCACGAATGCGAGCTATACAAAGCGCGCGGCTTTAAAAACGGAAACATACACATCGAGTTTGTGCGTGACGACCTACTAGAAAAAGCAAACGAGATCATAGCGCAGTGGTATGGCGCCAATACCCTAGGAGGTAAGCGGTGAAAGTAATGAATAGGTTTTTTACAGTGGTTTATGAAATCACTGATTACGATGAATTTAGACACAAAATAAAAACTATGGCTTGCGATATGGCTGAAGAAACGCCTCGCATCGGTGCAAAGATTGTGGCTATGTCGCACTGCAATGAGATTGCAAGAGCAGAGCGACTGCAGAGCCACCTCGATGAGCTTGCGAGCACAAACGAATGAAAGCGCGCACAACAAAGCTAAGCGTAACACCAAACAACTGCTCGCTATTCGAGCTGGGCGCAACACACATCCATATTCGTGATGAAGCTGCAGGTGAGTTTGTGACGATAACGCAAAGCACAGATGAGCGCCACGGTGACCACATAATCAGCATCAACCCAGAAGAATGGCCAGCGATCCGCTCAGCGATAAACAAACTGATTAAGCAATGTCGATAAAACAGCAATAAATCGACACATTAAGCGGTCGTGTCGATTGCGTGAACATAAAGAGGTTACCAATGTTTTTAACTGCGGACGAAGTTGCGGACATGACAGGCTACACAAAGCACAACGCTCAGATACGCTGGTTAACAGCAGAGCGATTTGGTTTTGTTGTATCGTCGAGTGGTGCGCCTAAAGTGCTGCGCGCCGTGGTTGTTGGCAGGCTAGGAGGTGAGCACTCAAGGAAAAGAGGCGAGCCGGCATTAAGGCTGGCGTGATCTAAGGAGGTTTAACATGCGACCCAGAAAGAAAAACAGGCACTTGCCTGCTTGCATGTACTTAAAGCACGGATGCTATTACTACGTTAAAGCGAACAAATGGCGCAGGCTCGACCCAGACTTTCAAACAGCCCTGCTTGCTTACGCAAAAATAACAATAGGCGGCACAGACAGCGGAATGCCAGATCTAATTGATCGAGTGATGGTAGAAATGCGCAAGACGCTAAAAAAGAACACGCTGGAACAGTATGCGCAAGCCGCCCAGCGCTGCAAAGAAGTGTTTGCAGAGTTTGAGCCAAGCCAGGTAATGCCAAAACACATCGCTGCGTACAAAGTGTCAATGTCGAAAACGCCCAGCATGGCTAATCGGATTATCTCATTTTTGCGCGAGGTGTTTAGATACGCTCTTGAGTGGCAGCTGGTAGACGCCAACCCGTGCCAGGGTATACGCAGATATACTGAGCATGCGCGCGAAAGGTACATAACTGACGATGAGTTCAGCGCAATACTTTCGCAATGCAAGCCGCACACGCGCAACATATTCTTAATGTCATACCTGACTGGCCAGCGTATTGGTGACGTGCTTGCAATCAATCTGTCGGATGTAACCGACAAAGGTATATTTTTCACACAGGAAAAAACAGGTGCACGGCTAATTGTCGCGCCAACTGATGACGTGCTGCAGCTGGTCCAGAGCATCATGGATAGCAGGCCTAAATCAGAATACGATCGCCTTTTTGCATCAACAAGAGCGGGCAGGCCAATTGCCTACACAACAGTAAAAGAAGCCTTTGCCACGGCTCGCAAGCTGGCAGGTGTTGAAGATGTTACGATACACGACATCCGCGCCAAGTCTTTAACTGACGCAAAACGACAAGGGCTAGATGCTCAAAAACTAAGCGGCCACACTGACGCAAGAATGACGGCGCGATACATCAGGGCGCGTGAAATCGACATCGCACAGCCACCATCGATGTCTGATTTTAATAAATAGTATTAGACAATCTAGTATTTTCAAATAGACAGCCAACGCTAAGGCATTGAATGACAAAGACTTTATCCCATACGCCGATGATGCAGCAGTATTGGCGGTTAAAAAACCAGCACCCTAATCAGATTATGTTTTATCGCATGGGTGACTTTTATGAGTTGTTCTATGACGATGCAAAAAAAGCGTCGCAATTACTGGATATCACCCTCACGTCGCGCGGACAGTCGGCGGGCAGCGCTATCCCCATGGCTGGCATCCCCTTTCATGCCGCCGAAGGCTATCTGGCTCGTCTAGTCAGCCTCGGTGAATCGGTGGTGATCT